CATTACTTTTTGCCACATTGCTATCTAAACCTTTTAGCGCTGATTCTGCCTGGGCAAGCCCTGTTTTTAATTGCGATATATCTGCTTGTATTTGTACAAGGATAGGAGGAATTTCGCCTGCCATATTATCCTCCCAACCTAGAAGCCATGTTAGTTGTAAATACTCTTGCTAGAGTTCCATTGGCTTGCAAAGTGCTTGCCGCAGGTCCTAAGTACGGATATTTTACGCCTGGTTTCCATCTTGGGTGTCCAAGTTCAACAGCCCTTGCGTAGACCATTGTTGCACTAACCTGGACTGCGTACATAGAAGTAAATCCTTTTTCTACAGGTGATGTAGTAATACTTCTGCGTAGATTACCTGTGCGCACATAAGGACCAGGGCGACCTGAGGCATTAACTTTTGCTTGTCGCTCTACCGCTAAACCTGTCATAGTTATCGCGTATTGCACAGCCAATTCAAGTTTATCTTCAGTAGCGTCAAAACCTGCAAGGACATCTGCAAGATTTGTAATAGTTATACGCGCGCTCATGATTTATTAATTCTTTCTGATTTGATTTTTTCAACCATGTTTGTAATGGCTAATAACCAATCTGCAGTACTGGCAGGCAAGTCATCCACCTGTTGAGGAGTCCAACCAAATTTATCTGCCATCATGTAATAAACCCATTGCTCATCAGGATAAGTAAACGCCTCATGGCGCTCGCCACCCTCCATTAACCATTTTAGGCGTTGGAGTTCTCTGTAGGCACTTTTGGGTCTGCCTCGTTTTCAGGCGTATCTGCCAGGTTAGGGAACAATGCTTGTTGTGCCTCTTTTGTATATTCTACTAATGCGTCATAATCTACTATTTCTAATTCATCAATAGAATCAGGTTTAATGGCTGGAACAGGAATACTCAATGACCATTCTTCAATAAGCATGGTTAGCAAAGAATCATTCATTGCCATAGCGCGGCTTAAATCTGAACCTTCTATATCTATGCTCTTGTACAATTTTTTTCTGTCGCCATAACGAATTTTTGAAGCATCTTTTAATGTGATGGTTACGCCTGATGGAAGTGTTACTTTTTTAGACATGTTGCCTCCGTTTGTTTGTGCCTTCCTATTATCCTACAGAGGAACAAGGGCGCGGGATAGCGGGGAAGGCGTACCGCTATCAACCTGCCGCCCTTGTTCTGAGTCTATATTATGCGTATGTTCCTGATGCTTTTGCGTTTTGTAAGACCCATTCAATCGGTGAAAATCCACCTGATGAACCTGCGTCAGTTGTATTTGACTGCGCGTTTAGGTCAATACTTACCTGCACATAATCTTCTCCACGCTCAATTACTGCGGCTGTGTATGCACCCTTAGTAATTGTTGCTTGGATTTGTAGCGCTGATGCACCTGCTCCATAAGCCCAATTCAAAACAATTGCTGGTTGAGTATTGGTTAAGAAGCGTGTTAATTCTGCATCAGTTTCCATCAAGAATGTAATCTTTCCTGTTACCTCTAAAGGACCAAGAAAAATGTTGTATGGATTCTGAGTTGCGCTGATGCCATAAACAGGTGTAACAGGGCGTGTCATATCAATGTTACCTGTCATGGCTGTGCTTACTGCGTTACCACCAATGCTTACAGTTCCACGCCAAACAGGTGTTGGCAGTACTGTGCTAAATGATGGCGTTGGGTCTGCGACTGTGTTTGAAGCAAAGCCTGTTGATTTTGCGTCATACTCCAACATTCCATCTGCGTTGAAACGCAAAGAGAAATCAGAGAACTGGCAACCAGGATACTGACGAACATTAACAGCGTAGAAATCTGTAAGTGTGTAAGAAATTGGTTGTGCATTTGCACCTGCGCTTAGGCTGTTTAGTAGTGAGATTGTGTGTGTAAAAGGTGCGCTTGCGCCTGTAGTAGCAACAGAACCTAAGATTCCTGCTAGAGAGTAACCGATTGTGTCGGCAAATACTGCTCCACCAAAATCAAATGTAGAACGGGTGCGACCAGGAATATAGTTGTAATTTAAAACATTAGAACCGCGTAATCCTTGGTCATAGAGCGGGTCAATAATGTCTTGTGGTTTTAGTGCGTCTTTAGCGACTGGAATAAAATCCGTTGCCGCCACTGCCGTACCTTTGGTTGCTTCTTTAGCAATACCGAGGTAAGAGCGTACTGATGCTTGTAATGCCATTTATTCACTCTCCTGCTTTCATGTCTGACGCGGCAGACGGTTTGATTGTTGATGGGGTTGGTGCTGGTTTTGCCGCGCCACCTGCTATGAAATCAGGGTGGCTGAAACCTTCAGGCGCTTCAACAGTGTCACCTGGTTTAACGATTCCAAGCGCGGGAAACACGCGTTCTTCTGTTCCTTTATATGTCAGTTTCATTCATGCTCCTATGCTTGAATCATCTCTGTTACCTCAAATTCTAACTCAGCGAAGATGTCTGTAGCGCCTTCTTTGGATGTTGCGGGTTCACCGTAACGACCAATAATAACGGGTTCAGCACCTTGCCAAACTAAAACTCCCGTAGAATCACCAAAATTATGATTACTGCGTAACCGTTCTTTGATGTTGTCTATGAGAATGTCAAAATCAGCCATTGCATCTTGTGACTCTGAGTGCAATGAGTGAACATATAGTTGAAGTATTACGGTGTAATCTACGCGCTTCCAACCGTTTGTTGCGCCTCCTATTGCTAGGCGGTTCTCTCTTTCTTGTGCAATAAAAACTACGCACGCTGAACGAGTCATTTGACCCGGTTGTGCGTTAATTTGAAAATTAATACGCTTAGGAAAAGATACAAAAACTTGATTTAGGTTTTCTATAGGAGGGTTTTTTATAAACTGTGCCAGCGTATCCCTTACGCCAACGCGCCCACCCATTAACGCACCCTGCGATATAGATTGACCATATCTAGCGCCAAAGCAATTTCTCCTGCATAGCGTTGATTGTTGCCAATATTTACTGTTGGCTGTGTAGTTAAATTCATGGTCATAGAAGCATCGCCACGCTGTTTTACAAAAGCGCTGGTCATGAGAATTGTGGCTTGCTTTATTGCAAATGGCATGTTGCTGAAGCCTGCTCCCGTATGTGCAAATGCTAGAGGAGCGGTTAATGGAATAGTTGTTGAACCATAAACATAACTATTATCAACTGTTACAGATTCCGAAAAAGCACCATCAATAATTCTGTAAGTTTCGCCTGGCAAAATTCCTGCAACATTTGCCACCGTCAATGTAGAAGCGTTTAAAGACCCTGTGCAAGTTGTGTTTACATAACCTGCAATATATGTGTACTTAGTAAATAACGGTATGCGTGGCCCGTAAGAGCCAAAAGCAAGCGGTCCTGAACTTGTATAAGTAGTATTAATTTGGCTTAATGGAATAACTATTTGTTGTGATTCAAACCAACATTGTGAAGGGTCAGCCAAAGTTTGTAAGTTATTCGGGCTACTACCCCACTGAAAAGCAGATAAAGAAATAATAGGATTTTTATTAGGGTGTAAGTAAATAAAACCATCGCCACTCATGCGCACACGCTGTGTTTCAGTTACAGGATTAGCATGTAAATCTTGGTTTAAGTACTCGTTTAAATATGAAGTAGCGCGCAGAATAACGCGGGCAAGTTCTGCATCCTGTGCATTTTGATTACCGCCTACAACTAAATTATTGTAATCAAGGGATGTTGGGGCATTTTTAAATTCGGCTACCGTGATATAAGGTTGCTCGTTAAAACCTGTTTGTGCCGTTACGCCCACTGTCATTGCTATTCCCCATCTCGCGGTGTGTCAGTTGCTTCATGCCCACAACGCCCACATTTGCGGAACCAACCAACAAAACCACATTGTACGCAATTAAATCCTCTTTGTTTGTCGCCTTGAGCATAAGGATTTAGTGATGCTTCAAAATATCCCTCACGCTTGAGTGCCTCAGCGTGCCTTTTATTTTCAACATTATAAAGACCGCCTTTATCCGTACTGTAAGTTTTATTGCCAATTACAGTTTCTTTTACGCCTTTATCCGGTGCTACAAATCTGCCCATAATTTGCCTCCTTTTAGAATGAGAGAGCGCGACTTTTCAAATATGCCGCGCCCTCTCACACTTACTTAATTGTTATGCAGGAAGGATTCCTGAAACTACGCCGTTCCAAGCAGGAGCGGTGCAGAAGAAGGTTCCTCGGAAATATGTGGAGAAGTCGTATGAGAACTGTACGACTGGCCACTGAATTCCCATGTAATCCTGAACTAGGAAGTTTGCCCAAACATCTGATACCTCAGTATCAGGAATTGGCAATGTGAAGGAAAGGACTGGCGAAATGCCTTGGTTTAGCCATGGGTGAACCATTAGGTCCACTGCTTTTCCTGTTACTTCATTCTGTAGTCCAGTTACGATAGAACCGTATGTAACGCCGTCTTTTCCTGGCTCTTGAATTGTCAAACGGTAGTTAGCAGTTGAGCCGCTCTTGATTGCATCAGAGAGTTGCTTACGGTCATTACCATTTAGAAGAACTAGGTCAGGGTCAGCCTTGACATTCTGATACATCGTTGCAAAAACATTTTGGAATTCAACACCAGGATTAGCGGTACTGAATGTGCTGTTTATTGCATTGATTGCACCTGAAATTGCAGGGTTTAGAACCGTTGGAAGGATTCCGTCATAACCAGTTGAATAGGCAGAAGTATCGGTTGCCGCGCGGGTTGCTGCAGGACCAGTTGTTCCAAAGGCAAAGTTATTGCCTATGAGATTTGTGGCCGTAGAACCTTGAATTACTGCGGTGGTGGACTTGGTTGAACCAATAAACTTCAAGTCTGCATTGGCAGAAGAACCCAGTGCAACATAAATGTTGTAACCAAGAGCGCCCGCTACTGCAGAGATTGTTAATTCAATAACATCACCTGAAGAAACGCCAATTGGAGCAGTAACTGCGGAAAGAATAGACTCACCAAAACCGTTGCCTGAAATACCAGCATCGGCAGTTACCTTAACATAGTAGTTTCCAGCAGTTGCTAGTCCTACCTGTGGGCTTACTGCGGCGGTTGCGGCGGCAGTAACGGTTGGTGCGGCAAGTGCGCCGACATAACCTGATGCAGTTCCTCTTGCGAATAGCATCATTCTTTCTTCCATCAACATTGTTGCATAAAGAGTTGATGTTGAAGATAGTTGGCGTAGGTCCTGATAACCCAAACCTGAGAAGTTCGCATCAAAAGATACGCTGTCAGATAGTGAGTATGAGTTGTATGGCAATACTAAATCATCTGCCGCATACGAAATCTGTGGTCCACGCTCTAATGTGAGTGAGCCAAATGAGTTCGTTGTGCTTTCGGTAATTCCAGGCCATAGATTTCCAACTCCGCCTGTACCTGTACCTGTGTAACCATTAATTCTCTTTACACGGTGTGAAGTACCAACGCCCTTTTTACGAGGGATTCGGTTACGGAGTGGGGTTGGGCGTGGAGTAAGCATCTTTGCAGGTGCTTCCAAATCAAACGCCGCAAATGATGTTGATAGCGGGCTTGTAAGGGTAATTTCCTTCTGAATATCTTGCATCGCAACTCTTTGTGCGGCAAGAGCGTTCTGAAGGCCAGCCATGGCATCAGGGGAAAGTGACTTGTTTGATGCAAGTGCTTCCATTGCAGACATAGGGTCAGCCTTAGGTGCAAGACCAGGAACGGTGCTTGCATTGCCAAGTGACTTATCTAGTGTCGCAAGGTATTCCTCATGACGCTGTGCGGCTTCTACTGGCGAAACATCGCCAAATAGGTCGGTAGCGCGTGGCATTTCAGCCATTATTGGATTTCCTTTCGTTGTTTGGTTTACTTGCTTTCGGCAGTCGCTTTAGCAAGGAATTCCTTTGCTAATGCAGAATAACCTTTTGCAAGTGTTGGGTCGGTTGTTGCTTGTGCTTTCGCGTTATATGCGGCGGCTTTTGTCAGCAAATCATTGCTGGTTTCGCTCACTGGTTTTGCAGTGCGCTTTGGGCCACCAGCCAATGCGAGAGATTTAGCCTCAGCCAACTCAGTTTCCAAACGACTTGCCTTTGACTCTGCCGCCTCTTTTGCCGACAAAAGTTCTGCAATATCTGTTTTTATGGACTTAGTTGCGCTCTTGATTGCTTCCTCTACTATGGCTTCTACATCTACTAATTTTTCATCAGTAGAAACTTCTTCTTTTACATCTTCTTCTGCCGGTACATCTGTATCTGCAGGAGCGGCTTCATCTACCTCATCTGCTTCTGCAGATTTAGGTGTTTCATCGGGAGTGTACATTTCAGCCGTTGTTACATGTGATGGCTTTGAAACATTTGCGTAATCGTTGGTAGTTGTTAGACCATGGGTTTCGCCTGGTTGATTGCAACCACACTCAAGACACTTGGAAATTTCTTCAGACTTTTTTGCCTCTACAGGCTTATCTGCTTCTGCTCCCATGTACTTATCAAAACAATCATCTGCTTCTTTTGAACTCATGCCCGCTTCTTTACAGCGTGCTTTGAAATCCATTTTGGACTCACCTTTTTTAGGAGTCAGCATGGCTTTCTTTTTTGCAGGTGTTTCTTTTTTATCCATCGCTTTATCTTTCTCTGCGGCAAGATTTATTTCTTTTTCTTCCATGATTTCTCCTTCTGATTCCTCACCTGCATACCATGCAAAAAGGTGATGAACTGCGGCTATTAGGTGAGTGAGTGAGGATTCTTCATTACTTCCTTCACCCATTTCTTCTGCTTCTATGGCGATAAGTTGAGCCAACGCCTGTCTTGCAGAATCGTAGGTTTGCTTATCAAACTTTAATAAGTCACCATCTGCATAAGCCTTAGAGAGTTCTATGACCTCATCGGCTAATACGAGCATGGCTTCCCTTTCGGTTATGTCAGGTAATTCTAGGGTATCTACTGCCTTGTTTGTTTTCTTTTTGTATTTGCCCCCACGCTTTTTGTATTCGCGTACTACCCAAGCATTAGCGTAAGCAGATGGGTAAACATCAAACTTTTCTTTAGCCTCGCGTTTAACGCGGTTGTATAATTCTTTATCTGAAGGCTCCGACCTACCGCCACCCTGTAATACATTTTCGTAATTTGGCTTTTTATCTTCCTTCTCAATTAGTTCTTCTACGCGTGACATTGTGCTTTCGCCATCTGCCGACTTTGCTAGAACCAACTGGCAATTAGGATTAGCGGGCCGGTCCACAAGACTAACCTCAACAATTTTGCCATCAACAATGCGCCCGTTAGCCGCTTTTTGGTCACGCACTACTCTTGGGTTTTTTATCCCAATACTGAATCCTTTTAATACGCCTGTGTCTACCTTCTTTACTGATACAGGGTCTACAACAAGAGCGTGTATGTAATGTCCGTCTGCGCGTTTTTCGTATTCTTTAGCAACTCCCGCCGCAATATTACTGTGTTGCTCACGAATATTGCCGCCTGTCTTAAACCACTCAGGCATTGCATTGTCTAGCCAAACAGGGTCACAAATTTGCTGGTCAATGTCTAATGAATCATCGGTTGCCTTGCCATACACCAATAGCGTGCCATCGGCATTTTTGTCTGCCTTTATAATGTTGAAATAAGCCGTTGTTAGATTAGTCATTGCTGCTTTGTCCTTTTTCTTTTCTCGTTTAGCGATTGAGTTAGCCCATGATTTTCCTGCATCGCCGCCCCATAAGAGCCATGCGATATACCCCGCAGAATCAACGCCCCAACCTTCGCCTTTCTTATCTACTTCGTGGCGAGCAAAATAAGAAACCATACGATTGACTGTTGATAATGATAATGCTTTTCCGTTTGAAAGGTCACGCGCGCGAGCCACTCCAACAGCCGTACCACCCCGCCCATGCTTTTCGCGTAGTGCTAATCCGCGTTTGGCATTGTTGCGTACTGATTGTGGAGGTA